TCCAACGTGCTTGTAACTTACGAGTCTTAGCTTCAACAGCTTGCTTCAAGATTTGGATACTGATTTGCTTACCGCCAGTACCTTCCATAGTAGCTGTGTTACCACCAGTATAGCCAGTAGCTGTAGCTGTGTTTTGAGGCACAGTTGAGTAAGCTGTAGCAATATTGAATGGGCTCAATGCTTCTTGACCAGCTGTTACGCTAGTTGCGGCTGCGCTATCATCTTGCAATGATTGTGCGTAACGTACACGTAGAGTGTGAATCTGACCAACTGGTCCTGTCATTGGCTGAACGCCTACCAATTCGTTAGCGATAACGGTTGGCATAACACGACGGATAACTGGAAGAATAACACGGTTCAATGTAGCGATGTTACCTGCTGCTGTAGAACCTGCGGAAGCGTTTTCCTTCAAGTACTTACGAGTGTTTTCAAGGATAACACTCATTGAGTTGCGCTTAGTGCCGTTAAGGCCTTCCATTAGGGCTTCTTTAGTTTCGCCCCAGCGACTTTCAAGTAGTTCTTGTGACATTTAAGTCTCCTTTTTCTTTGTTTTTAAATCCCTGCCAGGCGTTTGAGTTCGAACACATTGCTTTCGCTTTGTGTATCGCTATCCTGGACGCGGGAGGCAGTTTTATCGCCAGTGACTTCGGTTTTAGATTCTACAATCACCTTGGGGGCTTTTGCAGAACGGTCTTCCAAAACAGCTGGTAGATATTTTTCGAATGCGTTTTTCAAACGAGTAGTTTGTACGCTTTCGAGTAAATTACGCATTACATCTTGCTTTTCCTGGTTTAGAGGACGAAGCAGGTCGTCTAATGTGGTTTCACGCTCATTAGATTCTTTGATCATACGTAGTTCACGTTCCTTGGACTCAACAAGAACTTTTGCTCTCTTGGTGAGTTGAATGGCTTCCGCCAACTTACGATCTTTTTCGGCAATAACACTATGTAAATTGCGAACTTCTTGCTTCTCATTTAAGTGAGTAGCGCCAAATTCACTAGCGTATGCTTCAAAGATTCGGCGACCAAAATTGTTCTCGCGAGCAATCTTGATATCTTCTTGCAACTGATTTAGTTCAGCCTTTAAATGTTTGCTAACAGCTTGGCTCATCTTGCTTGCACTTTCCTTAACGAAACGTGCTTTTAGACCTTCCAGCTTTGCGCGAGCTTCACGCACTAAACGAACTTTTGTTTCTACAACATCACGTTTGTCTTGTGCGAATTCTTTAATCTCGCGTGCAAGTGCATGCACGATAAAGCCTTCGAGTTTTTCGAGACCTTCATTGTGCTGCTTGCGATCTTTACGTAGTTCGCCAATTTCTTCTGCAAGTTTTGTAACCAAGAAGCCGTTAAACTTCTGTGCTGATTCTTTCATCTTGCCTTGGAACTTGACACGATCTTCTGCTAGTTGTGCTTTTTCAGCAGCAACTAACTGGATCTCTGCGTTAAGACCTTCTGTTACCATACGATCTAGGGCTTCAACCATTACTGTTTTGTCATGTTCGTAGCGTTGTGCGAACTCTTCACGTAGTTCTGCACGAGCTTGTTCACGAGCTTCAACTAGCTTGGCTTCCCAGGCTTCGTTGATCTCTGTACGAGTTTCCTCGGTGATCAAGTTGCTATCTAACAATGGTTTGATTGCATCTAACATTAGTAGATTCTCCTTAGATTTTGAGTTCCTTGATGAGCTTGACAACCTCGCTCTTCAAGTATCTCTGTACCTTGTTGTCCTGCCCGGCTTCTTTTGCTACTTCTAACAATCTATGTCCGTACTTCATATTCATGAGTCCTTCGTAAATTGCTTTAGGATAAGCATTAGGTGCACTGGGTTGGGCAACTACATCCACAGTAACTATTTCAAAGTCACTGACATGTCCTGTTCGGTCGTCGACATTTCCTGATCCACGACTTGAAACTCCAAGTTTTACGCCTGCATCCAACATGGTCATTACGAGCTGACCCATTGGTGTTGGCAATAACTTGAGTTTACCATATCCGGTTGACCCTTCGTACCACATCTTGTCAATCATGTGGCTAACGCGGTCTAAATTAATTTTAAGATCGTCTGGGTGATCAACTTCACCTAGAACAGACTGTCCTTCGCTAATTTGTGTGTTAACATAGTCAACGGCTCTGCGTATTTCGTGGCCTGGGTAAATGCGTTCGTTGGCATTGCGCTTGTCACCTTCAATAAAGATGCCTTGCATGCCGTAGAGCTTTTTACCAGAGCCATCCGCAGCTTCCTCAGTAATCAGTTGACACTGTGCCTGAGTAAAGCTGAGATGTTCTTTTAGATATCGAGCCATATCTTACGTTTAACCTTTAGGAAACGGTGTGCGAGCATTCACGCCAGCTGCTTGTGTAGTAACTGGTTTTGGTGCTGCTGTTTTAAATGCTTTGCTACCTGCATCTTGTGTTGGTGTTACGCCAAGATCTTTAGTAGAATTGCTGTATGCGCTAGAATCGTGCTTACCGCCCATGCTTGTTCCAGTTGAAACTGGCTTAGCAACTGCGCCACGTGCGCCGCTGTTAGCTGCAACTGTAGGCTTCTTGTTTACAGAACCTTCTTCAGAAGTAACTGGCTTTGGAGCAGCTTTTAAACTGATCGCTTCCATCATTTCATCAGACATTTCTTCTGTATCGTCAACTTCGATTGCATCGCCGCCTTCGCCTGGTTCAAAACCATCGCTACCGTTAGCTTCGTCGTCGCTGCCCAACAAGTCTTCAAACTCGGCCATCAACTCGTCTAACTTGTCTTCCAAGTCAACAACGCGGTCTTCCAAGTCTTCTTCGCCATCTTCGATGTCGTGTGTTACTTCGTCGCCGTCTTCTTCTGCTTCGTCGTCAAATTCAGCAGTTGATTCGTCTTCGTTGTACATGCCTTCTTCTTCAGTCTCGACTTCTTTCATGAATTCTTCTGATGCGTCACCGCCCAGTTCCTGATGTCCGTTTTCTAGACCTTCTTCAATTTCTTCATCAGATTCGTCTAACGCAGCTTCATCAGCTTCGTCTAACTCTTCTTCTTCTTGCATGAGATTTTCATAGATCTCACGTGACTTCTCAACGACGATGTCGTGGAAAAGTTCTTTAGCTTTCGCTTCTTCATCGTTAATTACATATTCAATTAACTGTTCAAATTTCGATGTCATATTGTCCTCCGTAAAGTATGGCTCGTAATATTATTTACATATATTATGAAATATTGGGTGTTTACATGCAGAAAACTGCCATAAATGGCAGTTTCTTAGAATTTTTCTTACATAGGCGGCGCAGGTGGCGGCGAATATTGTTTTTTAATGAGATCCAATTTTTCTTTGTACTCTACTGTTCGTACATCATTCATCTGACGCAACTTGCGTAGTTGACGCAGAGTCAGGTGGCTTTTGCGCAGATCACCAAGGGTGGTCTGGCTGTTGTCCTGCTCTAGGTCTTGAAAGCCTTGTGGCTGTTTGTTCCAAAGTTCGTTGAGAATCATAGTCAAGTATTTATTAAATTGCCGGAGGACCGCCTGGACTGGCTACGCCGGGGGGCGCCGATCCTGGATTACCTGCTGGTGCCATTCCGCCTTCTTCAGGACCGATTGGTGCAAGATTTTGCATTTCTTGTCCAGTAGTAATGTCTGTTTCAAGCCCTGCAGGAGTAATGCCAATAGAACGCAAATCTTGCCCTTGAGTAGTTTGCAAGTCAGGCTGATCTCGTTCTTCTCTCCACATTTTTTCGTTCTCAACAACTTCTTCTTCGCTTAGGCCCAAGTAACGTTTAAGCAAGAAACGCTTGCTCATGTACGCTAGTCCTTCGAGAGATGTAAATGTACTAACTCTTGCAGTATCCATTTCGCTTTGGCGATAAGATGCAAAGTTTTGTGGTGCACAGAAACTCAAACTAAACAAGCCTGAGTCAATGTTAAAGCCTCTCCAACGCATGAACATTTTAAATTCGTCGTCTAGCTTTTGTACAATTAGCTTTTGTAATCGTTCGCAGTATTGGTTAAAGCGGTATTCCTGGATCAATGCAGTTCCGACTCTACCGTCACTCATTGGTGTTGCACTGTCGTCTGGGCCGGTAGGCAAGTATGAACTTGGCACACGCAATCCACGGGCCATTTTGTTGTTGAAATACTTCAAGTCATCAATTTCACCTAGGTTTTGTCCGCCTGGCAATGGCTCAACTGAACTGCCACGTCCGTCTGCTGTTTGTGGGAAAAAGTAATCTTCGTTAATACTAAGTGGGTTGTACGTAGCATCCATCATGTTATTGCCGCCACCGCTCATAGTAGGAATTCTACGCTGATGCATTTCGTTTTTAACACGTTCAACAAACGCCATAGCCATATGGCTTGGCATGTTACCTACGTCAATTTTAAATACTCTACGCTCAGGAGCACGTTGTACACGATAGATAAGAACAGCATCTTCTAGCAGTTCTTTTTGCTTGTATACTTTAAAAATGTTCTCTAATATGCTTTTGCCAAACGGCCAAAACACATCAAGACCTTCGCTTAAACTGATATGAATCACATGCTTTGCATCTAGTGTGGCTTCATTTACTGTTCTAGCAAAACGGCTGTTACCTGCAAGACCTTGACTGCCCGACGGTGCAGTGTAATTGCCTTGGTTGGTAATACTGCCAACAGATGGGTTCACCACAAAGTCCTGTGACGTTTTAGCTGCAACTGTCATGTTCTCAAAGTTAGGATTCAAGTCACGGATAACGTACTGTTCAGGACGTTTGCCTTCGGACTCGTTTACAATAATACGACTAACCTTGGTCATGTCAACCCACATCATTTCAAATGTTTCAGGGTCTCTCACAAAGCACTGATCGCCATACTTGATAGTGTTGCGGAACAGTTTAAACATACGCTGATCTAGCTTGTTTAGCTTGGTCCATTGCTGCAACTGCTTCTTGATAATTTCAACTTCGTGATCAGTGGGAGTGTCAGTAAACTGAATGTCAAACGGTGTTCTGTTGTCTTCGTTTGCTTGAGTACTAAACTCAGCAATAATGTCCAAACATGCATTAATCTCACTGTCGCAATCCATGTTTTCATACTGATTGTAACGCTCAACACGGTTTGGATGCCCTGAGTAAACTTCGGGCAATCGGCTTGCATAGTTACGATATGCAAACTCGTTGGATGTAGCGTACAACTGTGTATCTGCTGT